CTGGCGATGCGGTACGCTGCGGCCAGATCCCTTGCCAGCAGTACAGTCTCACGTGAGACAGTGCGGGCAGTGCTTGCCGCCAGGGCCCATACGTCAGCCCAGGTGGTGGGAGCAGCCTGCAGCTCCTGGTACGCCTGCAGGATCTCGGCCTTGGTGGAGCGGGAGGTGATGGCGGTCATGGGATGATTCCTGTGTGGTTTGATCGTGATCAATCGACCGGGGGGCCGTTCACGCTCACGCTGTGCTCCTACACTAGACAGATATCCTCGGACTTGTCAATGCACCAGTCCAGATATTCCTGCTTGTCATTCTCCAGCACGGTAAATGACGGGGTCCGATCATCCTCAGGCGCCGGCTCGAAGCTGTAGACGATATGGGAGCCGGGGAACAGGGTCTCTTCTAGGTGCTGACAGTATCTGGCAAGGTGCCAGTCAATCTCACCACCGTCTAGGAACAGTGGGTCGTCGCTCCAGCGACTGCTGCCGGCCCACCAGTCGCGAACTGCCAGATTGCCAGGGAAGACTCGAACTTTGTGATGCTTGTCAGCCCAGAAAGCGATGTGGATCATGTCCTTTGTTTGAGTGGTTTGATCGTGATCAATTGACCAGCGGGCCGTTCACGCTCACGCGTTAACAATAGTATGGCCGCTCCTGCGGGAAAGCCTCGGCGAAACAATCCTCAAAGCAGGATCGGAAGTCGTTGTCGTTGTGATGCGATACGGGCTCGTCGCTGCCAGGCACGAACCGGTAGCCGCCGTAACCGGTGTCCTTGGGGGTTGGCGCCTTGCCTTGCGTGTACGCCAGCGTTGCGCCCTGCCGCATGGCAGCCATCTCATCGGGATTGGCCTCGGCGAGCCACTCCTCGAACTCCTGATCCGAGATCAGGACGGATTGCACCGGGTGGCCGCATTCATACCACCAGCCGCCTTCCTCGGGCCCGCCGTAGGCCTGCCAGACCTCGTAAGTGTTCAGGTAGACAGTCATGGGATACTCCCTGTGGATTGATCGTGAGCAATGACCGGAGGGCCGTTCACGATCAAAGTATATCAGCGCAGGCAGGCGTCGCGCAAGAGCTGCTGGTAACGGACTTCGCCGGGCAGGATGGGGCTTGCCTTGGATGGCTCGCGGGCAGCTTCGAAACAGTCCAGCTCAGACCTCAGTTTCTTGGCCATGTCGCGCATCAGGGAAGCATCGGCCGCCGGGACGCGATGCACCAGAATCTCGCCCTGGTACAGGGTATCGTTCAGCGCTTCTGCCTTGGCGATGGCCTCTTCCATGGCCTGCCAAGCGTCGTCAAAGGCCTGGGCGTAGGCCTCGACAGCATTCGCGTCGGGGTGGATGGGGCAGAGGACTTCAGTCATGATGGGTGTTCCCGAATGATGGATGATCGTGAGCAATGACCGGCGGGCCGTTCACGATCATTTGGATCGTAGCACCGGCTGGCTGTAGATGTCAATCAGGTGGTCGGCCCAGCGCCGGGCAGTGCGGCCAGCAGCTACCACATCCCTTGCCAGCAGTACTGTCTCGCGTGAGACTGTCTGCGCCGTGCCGCTGATCAGCGCCCAGGCATCGGCCCAGGTGGTAGGGGTGGCCTGCAGCTCCTGGTAAGCCTGCAGAATCTCAGTCTTGGTGGAGCGGGAGGTGATAACGGACATGGATGAAACTCCTGTGGATTGATCGTGAGCAATGACCGGCGGGCCGTTCACGATCAAGATTGACAACCAACCCACAACTGCTACACTGAACAAGTCACAGGGATCAACCCATGAGAAACACTGAACGACTGTTCCTGATCGGGCTCATTCCATTCACTGCGGTGCTGGGCCTGGTCGGCCATGAGCTGAGCAACATGGCCATTGAAGCCCAGGTCTCGCAAGCCGCTTACCAGTGTGAGATGGGCGACGAGCGGGTCTGCTACAAGCTGGCGCTGTGGACTGGTGGCGACTGTGCTTCACCGCGCATGATCGGCGGTTGCCAGTCCGACAGCTACGTCAACGACAGCGAAATGATCGTGAGCAATCGACCTTTGGGGGCCGTTCACGATCAAGAAAAAGATTCGACCAGCGCTGAGCATAAAGAAAGGGCCCAATGCGGGCCCGTTTCGTTATACCGAACCACGCATCATCGCTCGACTTCATTGAAGTCAAGGGCCCACCTTTCGAGGGCTGCGATGCATTCGGGCAGGCTGAATCCCTCGATCGGTTCCAGCATGGCTCGGATCGGGTTAGATACGATCTCAACGCAGATCGGCGGCGCATAGCCTCGGATGCTGCTGAACTCAGTGCAGAGAATGGCAGGCAGGTGAGCCTTATCCATCAGCCAGTACAGGCCTTCGCCACGCCAATCCTCAAGCGCCCAGACGACGTACCACTGAAACAGCCCAGGCCGCCAGGGGTGGCTGCGGCGGGCCGACTCGAGGGGGAAGGAGATCATGGGTTGAATCCCTTGTTGCTCTGCCAGTATCGCCGTTCCTGTCGCTGGATTCTGTATCAACCGCTACAGTATCAGAGGAATTAATCGATTCGCTTGCAGCGATGACCCCGTGAAATGATCGTGAGCAATCGACCTACGGGCCGTTCACGATCATGCCGCTCGGGAGGAAGTGCTCGGTGCGCGGATGCGATCGAGTCAGCCCCCAATGTCCAGGTCCAGGGAGGGAGGGTACCCCCACCCCGATTCGCGGAAACGGTATTTCAGATTACCCCCTCAGGAAATTTTTAGAAAAAACTGAAACCGGTAGACTAGGTCACTTGGATTAAGGCAATGATCCATCCAGAGATGTCTGATAACGTGAAGGAAGTATTTAAGGCGGTGGAGAATAGTGATATTGTATTAGTGATGTGTAAGGGATGCGGTCATCCTAGGCCGATCAATGCGGAGTATGCAGCATATGTAAAAGATGGGATTGCGTCATGTCGTTTTTGTCGTGACGGGGGTGGGTAATGGCGAACGGTATTACCAGTCCATTGGGGTTCATTGCGAATTCCAGTATTATAATCAGTGATTACGGTACGGTGCTACCAGTAATTGAAGATGGCAGGTATGTGCATGATAATACAGCAACGCGATATTTAGTGAATGGATATTTAAAGCGCAGCCAATCAAGTGGAACGGACAGTGGGGAGGATACGGATATTACAACGAATGACACGACTGGCGGCAATGTTACCAGTTATTTATATCGAGGATATTTACTAGGGTACAGTGTAGTGGGATCAACGTTCCAGCATGGCCTAGACAATGAGGACAGTTTAACGTATCAGTCATTGGGTATTACGGTACCTAATTTTATCAGTAATTGCGGTAAGCAGCGTATCAGTTTACGATTTGGTGATTATTTAATGGATGGATATGTCCTCAGTATTGGCGGGACGTATGGTTCCAGGGGAATTGATGAGATCATATATTCAGAGATCAGTGGTGTACCAATTGTTCTCAGGGGATCAAGTGTGAATGGGTAATTCGAGTGAGTTCGGATTAAATTTACCGAATGAATTAACAAAATATGAAATCCAGGGCACGGCTAAGATTGGATTTTCAGCAAACATAAAATCAACCAGTAATATATCGGGAATTGGTTCAGGCATCAGTAGAAAATTACGCAATGTGGATGCGGAATTTACGGTAATATTAGATCAAATATTACGAGAAGCGATCAGTTCAAGCACCTGGCAACTCAGGAATGGTGGTAGTGGGGATATAATTGACAGTGGAGCGCTGTTAGCATCACAAAGTGTTACCAATACGGGTAGTGGTTTAAATATTAATTATGATGTACCGTATGCGGCATTAATTCATTATGGTGGGTATATTGTACCATATGGCAATAAGAATGCGCAGCGTGTTTATATTCCAGCGAGGCCATGGGTTAGCACGGTTTTAGGTTCACAATTCAATGGATATGACATGTACCAGATATATCGGAATTTGGTTACAGCGGTAATAAAGAACTTATAATTGGAACATTAATATGCTGTCTAATTTTGGGCAAATATATGATCAAGTTACCGTTTGTAATCGAACCACGCCGCAAACCAATTTTGGAGCGTATTGGCAGTGATGAATCGGGTTATATTGAAATTGAGCGTCGAGGTTATTTAACAAGCGGGGAGAAGGCATTTGTACAGCAGGCAGTTTCGAGCGATGAGGGAACATTACGAATCATTGGATTATCACGTAAGGTAGCCACCAGTCAATCAATTACATTAGAGGAAGCATACCGCAGTGTTATTGGGGTATTAGGTGGATCAGCATCGGATGATCCAAAATTAAAAGCAATCGAGGATGAATATTTTGAAGAATTCAATGATGTATTAAATGTTTTGGCATTAATGCAATCAAAGGAGGAATTGATTACTGCTGTTTGCATGTTACGTTATCGAGTAGATCCGGATATTGATATATCCTCAGTATTAGATTTACATCCGGACATTGTAAGTGGCCTAGGTCGGCTTTACAAGGATGAGGAATCGAAATCAGTTGAACGATTGATCCTAGCAGAAGAAGCAAGTAAACAAGAGGAAACGGAAGGTGCAGCAGATGAATCTGCAGTTGATGATCAAATTGATCTTGACAAGATGGAAAAAAAGCAAAGTCGCCGAACTCGAGAGAGTATGTAATACCATTTGATGAATATTATTGGTATTTAAAGAAACAATATCCCGGTGATTTGGAGTTTACGCATTCCAATTACTGGGAGTTACCCTATTGTTATATTATAGATGCGGTAAGTCATGCCAGATTACAGCGTCAGAAGGAGCTACATGAAAATGAAGTGCCGATGTCACTGTTGGCATATCAGCAAGCGGAGATGAATAGGGACCGTAAGAAGACGAAGAAACCATATCAAATAGATGATTTTTATTGTTATGCCCCGAGTGATCTCAGGGATTCGGTGGATGCAATATATGGTAGTGCTGCACTAGAATTGATTAAGATGGGATCATTCCCAAGGTGGGGATTGTATATGTATAAGGAGTTAACAGAAAATGCGGATAAGGTAAAAGCACCCCAGATATTGTGTTACCAATGTGAAACGGCCATACTACTAGCGCCCAAAATAATGGACAATATATGTAAAGGAATGTTAATAGCGCAAGAGGGTGCTTCCAACCGTATGCTGGAATTAACAGCGCCAAACGGTGATATGATACGCCTCAGAATGCCAGAAATCAATGGCAAAGTTGCCGCTCTGGAAAATTGTTACTTGGATATTGTATGAATTCGTCCTCATTTAATACATCACCTGTTTTCAGCCAGTGATCAATGCGTTGTTCTTTAGCTGAGCTATAAAATGATTGACGACGAAACCATGTACGCCAATCTTCTGAACCCTTGGAGGCGTTACATGAGCGATCAGCGGGTACGATATTAGCAGTCAGGTCCTCGCCACCACGACATTTTGCCTTTACATGATCTAATGTTAAGCTGTTGTCATCAATTGGTGGTTGACCGCAATAAGCGCAACAGTTATTCCAGCTATCTTTGATTGATTGTCTCCACAAACGTTTAGCTTCTTTTACTGTCAATGCTTCCATGTTATACAAATAATCGGAGATACATTGATGCATCACGCAGTTCTCCTGTGTTGAATAGCACAGAAGCCCTGCCGTTTAAATTTCAGCACTGACTTGTTACGACATTAACCGATCAATCGCTGTTCCAGTACTGTTGGCGAATTCAAAGCTTGCCATAAATCAGTATATGCGATTGTCAATATATTTTTCCGGAAATGCTGACAATGTAAGTCGTTATTCAGGAAGAATAAGGTGATTATTTGTTAAATTTAGTTGTGCCGCAAACCAGGGTAACATCAGCACTGGACATATATAACACCCTGGCTGACGACAGTACATTTATGTCGTATGTGGGTGATTATACGTTTAAAGGTGGTAGTACGTCAACAGCTCTCAGTATTATTACACCTGGCAAGGCGTTACCAAATCTGGGTGATGTGCAGGGACTTGAGGTTATTATTCATGATGCGGGTCGTGCTGGACGCATTGATTATTTAACAAATCCAAGTGATGCACTGATTACTTATCAGGTTTACTTATTATTGTGGGAGCCAGCTAATGGTGACACGTTAAATAATGCATCAACTAGAATAATCGAGGCCTTTAGTGGTACAAATGTACTACAAATCGTCCCGATCAAAGAAAACAAAAACATTTTAGTACAAAGCTTAGCTGAAATACCAAATAATGCAGCAATTATGATCTGAGGATGGGTAAACTAATGACTGTTTTGTGATATTTATATTTGGAATCCTAGTTTAGGCAGGTAGGTACCTGCTACAAATCCTTGTCGTCTCGTACTAGGACCCCTACCTAGCTAAATCATGGCAAACATTTCTACCGCGTTTGGTTACGACGTTTACATCATCCCGCTGCTGGCGTCCAATGTGGACACCGCCTTCACCGGCGTGACTGGTTCTGTTGGTGCCGGTACTGGCAATTTCATTAACACCACCGCTGTTGTGGGTGCTGGCGACACCGTCAGCTATGCCGCTGGTGCATTCACGGTTGAAACCACCGTGTATGACATGGATGGCACTGATAAGCCGGTGCGTCTGTATGGTCTGACCAACGCTGCCCTGGAAACGGACACCAACTCGGAAGATGTGGTGACCTATGACTCCACCACCGGTGGCTTCAACCTGAGCCTGCCTACCTCCAAGTCTTGGAGCATCTCGCTGGCTGGCGTGGCCGACTTCAAAGATGCTGGTTATCAAATCCTGCGTCTGGCTGAGCAGAACACCGTGGCTGACGCACTGCGCGTCAAATTCGCCCGTGTGGGCCCCACTGGCACGACCGAAGCCGTTTATGGCTATGGCACCCTGAGCGGCTACACTGAGTCGATTGAAGCCGGTTCTATCGTGTCCTGGGAAGCCACTGTGCAAGGTTACGGTGCATATAAACTGGACCTTGACGCCAACTGATGATATTTTGATATCATACCAAAACGGGGCCTTCGGGCCCTTTTTTTGTTGTTTATTAGGAATTCTAGACCTAGAGATGTGCTGATTAGGTTAAATGGCCGGCGATCTGAATTTCAAAGTTAATTTTGATACAGCACAAGCCGGCGCTGAACTGCAATCGTTACTGGAAAAATTTATTGCCGGATCCGAATCTGCCGGCAATCGATTAAACAGAGCACTGGGTGGTACGACTGAACGCAAGGTTGTAATCAGAACTGAGGTTGATGAAACTGGTGTCAAGAAACTTACGTCACAAGTTCTTACATTAAGGTCTGAGGCGGATAAATTAAGAAATGCATTTGCTTCAGCAACTCGAGTAGATCGCGACAGCATTACCAGCCTGCGAGGGCAAATCCGTCAAGCTACGCAGGCGCGAGATGCCGTGCAGCAGTTTGGTCAAGCAATTGATTTGACCAACAGAAAGCAAGTACTGTCTGCAAAGCAAACCGAAGAATATACAGCCCTGGATGCCAGGGTAAAATCATTACAGCAATCTTTGAAAAATCTGCAAGATGCAGATAAGGGCTTAAGCGGCCGTTTAGCCGCCAGCTTTGGTGATTTATTTGAAAAAGGCCGTAAGTTTCAGGATCTGGTTTCTATTTTCCAGAGTTTTGGTATTGTGATTGGTGCATTTACTGCACCAATTAAGGCTGCTACGAACGCATTAGCTGATCTTGATCAATTCAGGCTATCATTCCAAGCAATTGGCCAAAGTTCGGATGCGGCTTCTATTGCCTTGTCGGATGCAAGTCGCATTGCACTAGGACTTGGTGTTAATATCAAGACAGTCAGGGACGGTTTTCAACAATTATCGCCAGTTGTTCTAAATACTGGCGGCACGTTAAATGATGTTTCTGCAATTACCGAATCACTAGCTAGCCGATTTGCTGCGTTTGGTCTTGGCGCGGAGAAATCTCGCCGTGTTTTAAATGGTGTCATCCAGGCTTTTGGTAAAGGTAAGCTACAAGCAGAAGAATTAACGCAGCAAATATCTGAAGCTGATCCGGCATTCAAGACTGATTTTGCTAATGCATTATTCAAATCTGTAGATGCATTAAAAGCGGCTGGCGGTGAAAGCGCACAACTCGCATCAGAGCTATCAGCACTAGCAAAATCTGGGCAAAGACCGGTTACAGCGCTTGAAGGACTCGTAAAGCAGGGCAAGATAACGGCCGCCGTGCTAACACAAATTCTACCTAAGCTCAGCAAGGCGGATATATTATTTGGCAAATTAGGACCCACTGCCAGCAGTGGAGTCGAAGCATTCAAGAGGGGCGTTCAAGGTCTGGACGAAGTTCCGGTCACATTACGCCAAGTGCAAGCAAATATTGAAAACATAAATCAGCTAAACTTAGAAAAATTTGCAAAAACAGCCGAGCCGCTTGTTCTAGTTTTTGTAGAACTTCAGGCTGGGCTTGCTGATTTTATTTCCCGTTTGGGTGAAATTGGCACTATCAAAGATTTAGTATCAATATTATCAGCAATTGGTACTGGCGTTGCTAACGTCACGAAATTTATCCTTACTGGACTTGAGGGAATAATCCGATTGCTTGGTGTATTGACACCGTTAATAAAATTATTGACACAAATCCCTGGTCTAGTTGAATTAATTGGTGCAGCCCTACTGATTAAATTTATCAAGCCAGTTTCCGAGTCCGTTGCATCAGCTAAAACTTTAATTCAAGCATTCAGGGATATTGGAAAGGCTAAAGATGCATTAGATGGTACTGGCGGTAACACATTATTTGACCCCAAGAGCAGCCAAGTTGCGCAAAAATCATTATCACAGCTAAGGAAAGAACTGGAAACTCCAGTTGGTTCTGGCATTACTGAATCAGTAAAAGGCACTGAAAAAGCAGTAGAAACGCTTTCGAAAAAGCAAATCAATCAGCTAAATAAAATACAAGAAAGAATTGTAGAAGCCAGGGAGGACTACAGGGATCTCAGGGTAGAACTAGAAAGGTCAATCCAGGGCAAACAAACCAAAATTGAGTTGATAGATAGTGGTGAAGCGACCAAGACACAAGCACGACTCAAAGAGGTTCGCGATAGAATAGATGAGATTGGCAATATATTCAACACTGTTAGCTGGCAAGATCTTGAGGAAGCCGCAAACGTTGACCAAACAAAAGTTATCAATCAAACCAGGCAATTAGCATCGGCCAATGCGGAAGTAAACACTCAATTAGCTAACAGGGCTGGGCTAGAAACAGGTAAATCCGATATTGGAGGCTTAACTAATCAGCTTAGCGATCAGAAAAAAGAGCTAGATAAAGCTATCCAGGAAGCTGCTCTACTAGAGGCTCAAATCTCCAATGTTGAGGGCGGACTCGGCAAGGCTGCCAAAACTGCCGCCTTGCTACCAGAAACTATAGCAACCTTCCCTCTTGATATTCAAAATGCCGTCAAGAACCTTAAAGATCTGGATGATGCTTATTTTGGTATAAATCGTAAGCTAGAAAGAGTAACACAATATTCGGTCGGTGGTTTTGTAGACAAAAGTACGCTTGAAGAACTCGCAAGATTATCTAAGATTGACCCTTCTACTGGCTTGAGGTTATATCAAGAGGTTCAAAAAAATATTATAAATGAAAAAAATCGCTTCAAGTCTGCGATTGAACTGAATCTGGTATCGCCAGCACTTCTGGAAAATGCAGATCAAATAGATAAAATCTTCGCTAAATTTGAAAGCGATGCAAAGTTTGTGCAAACCGCTATCGACGGTATTGACGTAAATAATGTTGGCATCGATGATCTCGGGAAACAGGGAAGCGCCAGCCTTGTAAGTTTAAAAGATGCACTTTCTGGCGTAAAGGAACGCATCACTGATTTAAGGAGTAATATCAGTCGGCTGGCAACCGAAATAGCTGTCGTTAAAAGCGAAGACGTTCAAACAGTTAGCCCTCAAAGTGCTGCTGCTGCGAATGCGGCTGTATCAGCAAACAAACAAGTTAATAATGAATTAACCAGAAGGGTTGAACTTGAGCAAAAGATAGCAGCATTAACTGCTAGAAATGAACAATTAACCGCTAGGAAGAAAAAGGTCACACCACTTCAGTACACCGGTACAACTAAAAATCCAGAAACCGGAAAAAAGGAATACATATTAGCGGAACAGGCTGTACTTGATCAAGTTGACAGGATATCTAAAAAGATAGAAGACGAAAAGAAAAAAATTCGCAATGAAATTAGAAGGTATAACAGAGAATTAGCTAAACTTGGTGAACCGCCATCAGCCGAGGATATTGCAAGAACTAATGCCATAACTCAAGCTAAGGGGAAAACCCTTTTCCAGCTCCAGACAGAGCTAGACGATTTACAAAGGCAACTTGCCAAACTAGAGCCAATAGATGCGATAATTCGAACGAATTTTGATTTAGATATCCAGGAATCGGAAGCTAGCCTGCTAGAACAGCGTAAAAAAATCGAAAAACTTGTCAGGAGGCAGTTAAAGCTTCAAACGACTGCAGATGTTACCACTACATTCAATGCCGCTAGGTCACCAGAAGCGACTGTTACTGTTGAAGACATTGATGCCTTCAAAAAATTCAGAGAAGAGGCAGTCAGGTCGTATATTGATGCAAAGCTTGGTTCTGAACAATACGTAAAGCAAGCAAAAACTGAAATAGAAACCCTGGACCGTAGGGCCGCTGCGCTAGAGAAGGCCAGGAGGAATGCATCATCATTACCCGTTGCTGTGTCCGGTGGTGCTGGTGCAAATGATGAATTAAGGGCAATTCAACAACAAGCGGATTATCTTCGCACTAGCTTAGCACAACTTGACGCATCCTGGGCTCGTAGCTATCAGGGCGTTCTGGATTACGAAGATGTACTATCAGCACTTGACCAGGGTGCGAAGATAACCGACCAACAACTTCATAAGCTCGCATCAGCAAATGAGATAATTGGAGGCGCGGCAAGCAGGGCGGCTGATGAGGTATCAGCATTGACGCAACGCCAAGCCGAATTAACCGAGCGTTCTAGGCAGCTTGGTAAGGATCTTGCAGGTTTAAGTTTAAGTGATAAGGTTGAAGCCGATAAGTTAAATGGTGAACTTACCCTGGTTAAAGGCGAACTTGTTGATGTTGGTAGACAACTTGACATAACAAGTAATTCTGCTAACTTGTTGCAACAGGAAGCGGCTCTTATTGGTACTGCACTGGAGCAGGCATCAAAACCAAGGGCTGGATTACAGGGAATAAAGGATATATTCACGGGATTAACGGAAAGTTCTAATAAATTTGGGAAGGCATTTGGAAATACTGGTCTTGTTATTGCCAATGGCGTCAGCAAGATAAATGGTGCGATTACTACAGTTGTTGCATCAATCAGGGAATTCAGCGCTCAATTACTTCCGTTTGCCGCCATTTCGATAGCAATAGCCGCATACAGTAAAGCAACCGAGGCGTCCAGGACTATTCAAGAGGAGAATAAGCAGACCACTGATAGACTAAAATCAACCATAAAAGATTTGTCAACTGCCTATGCAGAACTAGGTGGTACTGTTCAAAAAGTAGACATAAAAAGCCTGACCCCACAAATCAATGGGTTAGATGTTGTATTAATATCACTTGGCGGCATCCTGAAAAAGACGATTAATTTATTCAAGCAGTGGTTTGATGTTATCAAGGGATCCACTATAGACCCACTAACCGGTCAAATCAAAAAAACATATAGCACTTTTGAACAGTTTGCATCTAGTCTTGGACTGATAGCAAGTGCAGCACTTGTTGGTGGCCGAGTTTTCGGACCATGGGGCGCTGGCATCGCCGGCGTCGCGGCAGCGGCTGCGGTACTTACGATAGCCTTAAATACGACTGGTGCTAAAATTGATCAATTGAAGGAAAAAGGTACTGCCCTTCGAGAGGGTTATGTGCAGGAAATTCAATTATTAAAGCAATTAGCTGGTCAAGTAAGGCTATTTGGTGATGAATACCTAAAAGCAAAAGCTGCGGCCGAAGCTGCCAACAAAAAAGGCGGAACAGGTGCTGCTGAAAGTGCTGGTAAAGATGTTCAATACTATTCTAAGACATTATCTGCCTATGGTACGCTGATTGAAAGGACAAAGGCACTGAGAAACGAACAAACGGCGGCATTGGGCACGACCCGAGCAACGGCGCAAGAAGCATTCAGGCTAACTAATGAAATCAGACTATTGGAGACAAAAAGGGATTCAACGGATGCAAGAAAGCGCGAAAAAAATGGTGAGCAGGGATACCGAACCAGCATACAAAACCAAATAAATGCAAAGAAAGACCAGTTAAAGGTCATAGAAGAAGCAAATGCCCAAGCAGCAGCGTCCGAGAGGCTGCTTAAGGCAGAGTTAACGCAACTGGAGGCCGAACTGGAAAGGTTGCGTGTGAAGTATGGATTACTGACCAAGGAACAATTAGCTAACGCTAATAACACTTCAAATTTAAAAGATAAGCTGAAGGAAGCAAAAGCAGCCCTTGACCTGCTTGACTTCACCAGTCAAAGAAAGAAATTCGACGAAATTGCCACTTCCGTTGGAACTATTCAAGCTCAACTTGATAAGCTTGAAAATGCTGCTAAAGAACGTGAGTTAGCTGGGTATGTCGCTGAGGTCAAAAGGCAACTTGCTAGTGGTGAAATACCGACTAGTCTGTCAACTATTCAGAACCTAGTCAAGTCGCTGGAAGAACGGTCGGTGATGCTTGATATAAATTCACCACAACTGCCTAAGGTGCTGCAAGATTTGCTCAAAGCTGAGGAATATGCTGGGCGCTTGGATGGCAAAAAAGCTCAAATAACACTAGAATTAATTGAAAGAGGAGTACAAAATGGATCACTGAAGGATACATTAGCGTTAAGGGAAAAACAACTGGAAGAACTTGGCAAAGTCAAGCAATCAACTCCCATTGGTAGTAAGGAATACGAGGCAATTCTGGCCAAGGAGAAGCAGTTAACCCAGGCAAAGGAAAATGATGAAAAAACTGTTGATGAATTACGCTCGCAACTAGCTCAAAAACAAATAGATAGGATTGACAATATAATCGAAAAGCAAAAAAACGCTAGCGAAAAGCGCATTCAGCAGATCGAAAACGAATCAAAGGCGATCGAGAAGCAGTATGATGCGCAAATTAAAGCACTCGAAGGTCAGCGTGGTCCAGCCGAGCAAGAACTGGCAAAACTGCAAAGGGCAGACCTGGAAGCGAAAGCTAAGCAACCGGGCCGTTCTGGACTGGAGGCCAGGGCTGAGCTAGAACGTCTTGCCAGGGAGGAGAAGGTAGCGCAATTAAAAGAGGAAAAGGAGAAAAAAGTGCAGGAGCTTGCCGATCAAAGGGCCGCCATTGAGGAAACAATAACACAAAATGAATACCAGTTATTAGACACCAGGATTGCGGCCGAAAAAGAAATTGCTAGAATCAGGGGTACACAAATAGATCAAGAAATTAGCGGCCTGCAACAATCAATCAGGAACAGGGCATCCGGACAAACTGGTACAACTGGCACGACAACTGCTGTTCCTGGTGGAACACAACAATCTGTTGACCAAGCGAAGGCTGCTGGCGAGCAGGCAGGAAAGGCCTACAGTACTGGATACCAGATGTCAATTAAAGCTGCTGGGCCACCGGAGAACGATCCTAACGCAAAAGTTAAATACAACTTTCAGGATCCTGCTGTAATTGCTGCTTCCAAGGAACGCAATACGCTGCAGGAGCAGTACAATGCCCTGCTTGCCAGCACGAAGGCCCTGGAACAGCAGCAGGCCAGGACCACTCCTGGTCAACAGGATTCCAGTGTTACTGATCAAATCCTGAGCAATTATCAGCAATTAGCTGCACTGCAGGCCCAAATGGCAAGTGCTGAGCAGAATTATTCTAACTCATTACAAGCTACGAAGCAAGTTACCGGTCAAATAGTCATTACAAATCAGACATTAGCTCAACAATTTGGGCAATTATCAAATACGAAACCAGCCACTCCGGTTGACCTTTCAAAGCTAAGCGAAGCCTATCAGAAGGTAACACAGCTAAATGCTGAATACAAGAAACAGCAGGGAATTGTAAATGCACTAAAAACGCAGGCAGCTTCTTCGGATCCGGCCGTCCGAGAGGCTGCTATTCAGAAACTTACTACGGAAAACGCTAAGCTCCAAGAATTACAGAAAAACCTTAACGGTGCAAAAACTGCCTACGGCAGTCTGGAAAGCACTGCTACCGGTCAAGGACTCAGCAATTCAATTACTCCAGATAACCTAGAGCAGGTCAAGAATGAAATTAAAAACTGGGCAAGCGGTTTGGATACCGTCGACCAATCCGGACAATCGATTAGCAGTACTCTGCAATCAACCTCGGATGTAATCCTACAGATTGCGGCTGCATCAAAACTTACAGAAGATTCGTTCAAAAACGCTGCTGGCTCCGTGGGTTCTGAAATGCTACCAGCAATACAGCAAATTGAACCTGAATTAAACAATATACAACAACAGCTTGATGACATTTTCAATAAAACATATGAAGTGGCTGTTGTACTGAAAACTGAAAAGCAAGGACTGTGGACTGGTGGCCCTGCCACTGGCGGCACCGTCTACAAGGTGAACGAACTTGGCCAAGAAGGCTTCATGAACAAGTTTGGCCGGGTTACTCCAATCAGAAAGGCCCGCAACAGCTCCTGGAGAGCCCCTGGAGATGGCTTCGTTATCCCGGCTGATATCTACAGTCAAATGTCACAAACATCGCCTGCAGCGCCTTCTGTGGGTATTTCACCGGCAACGCCCAAGGCTCCTAGTACGGGCAATGACTCACTGCGTTCGTTGGCCAAGTTTACCGCAATGTTGGCGGCAAAAGCGATGCAACCATCTGGCGACAACGGCACGTACGAACTCTCGAAAGTTCAAGCACATCAGGCCCAGGAGATCGGAAAACTAAGCCGCGCAGTGCAAGAATTGAACGAAAAAGACTGGAACGTAAATGTTAAAGTACGAAACGACAACAGTCTTGCATACCTTAAGGCCTTAAATCACCGACTGTAATGACCGTCACAATTGGCAGTACTACGTTTGGTAACTTAACGGCCCAGCCATTCGGCTATGAAGGTACAGATGTAAAAGAAGGCATGTCTGCCAGACAATGGCAGATAAGTGGCCTGCTGAAGCCTTCTGAATGGTTGAATTTAGTCAATACGTATAATACGTGGCGCAGCACCAGGATTCAAGATACACCAACAGACGTTTCTCTGGTTGTTGGTACGACAATAGCATTCAGCGGAACAGGCCCTGGCGGCAGTAGCTGGACGAATATTGCTTGCTGGTTTTCGGAAGCGCCAGCGGCGGAAGATGCCGGTGCATTCCTGCGTGCTACGGTAACACTTGTAGATGCAAACCAGGCACTTGAGGTAAAGCTAAAGGAAAAGGAAGCGACTGATACAGCAGAAGACCTACCTGATCTTGGCACAATTACCATCGGTGGTACAACTTTAGTTCTGACGAAACCGATGGACTCTTATGGTCCCGGTCCGACCATGGAACTTACTGCATCTGGCACGCATTTAATATCAGGAGCGCTTGTTGTTTATAAAATACGAGACGTAGAAGGAACTACTGATCTGACGGGATGGAATAATATAAGGACTTGGTATGAAGCACAAATTGTCGCAAAACCCCTTGCAACAAGTTGGTTTCCAGTTAGCATACCATCCGCAACAGCGGAACGCAAAACCATCAATGGCGTAGTTTCTGACGTTTACACTGTATCAATTCAACTGGGACAAGTATTGTAATGGCAATTGATGCAAGGGCTATATGTAGCTGCAGCCTCGGCCCCTTAGTTAGTGCATCAATAAGTGACGATTATATCCAAGGCTCTGGTTTGATTAAAGTTACTGGAAATTGTGTAATCGATGACTTAATTACACCAGATCCGGGTACTATCGTAACTTTTACGTATACCAAGAAATCCACAACTGGTGCAAGTGTAACTCGAACTGTTCCACGCAAATTGCGAGTCCTCAGTTCTTTTGCTGACCCTTATCGTAGAACAACATCCGTCCAGCTAGGTTGCAAGTTAACTTATAATTCTAACCTGAAAGAGGCGTATACGTGGGATGCGTTTGATGACCCTTTGAATGCAGAAGCAGATCCAGCAGATGAAGCTATTGTGATAATCCCGATCAATGCCGTCAGCGTAGCTGCTGAATGCTGCTTAAAGCTCGGAATAGGCGGAGGGCCGGCATTAACCAACAAATTCAGTGTCGCAACTTTTGATTACAGCCCAGGCTATGTAGCTGTTCTCAGCGATCTGATGGTGTCTGAATGCCAGTATGGATATCTGGATATGAATGAGAACTTGGTTGTAAAAAGTCTTAATTCAGCCTTAGGGACTGTACCAGTTATAACCAATTCTCAGATAATTGATATTTCAGAAATCAATTCTGGTGAGCTACCAGGTGAGTCTGTTGTTGTAAATTATAGCACACTGAGATTAAAAGACCCAGACCAGACTGATGAAAATGCTGCGAGCGAGGGGCAATGGGAATACGAGGAAACAACGGGCACTATGGAGTATACAACAATTACGGCGAAGGGTTTAAATGATGAGGTACTGGAGTATCAATATTCAAATCTGCCAATTACTAAAACATACACGACATATGATGATTGGGACAGGGTTATAAGCCGTATAGAACTTCAGCCAGAAGTAAGAGGGGCATTTCTGTTCAGCAGTTATATATCTGAATATCTTGCATTTGGTGCATCCAAAAATGATCAATATCAGCAAGTCAATGCAAGGAATATTGCTGGTGCATTGTTTGACTTGAATACTAAAACTACTATTACCTATGTAATGCCAGCCGTTGGCACCAAGCCAGACGAAGGCTATGACGAGGTGTATCAAGAAATAGTAGAAAAACAAGAGTACAATTTAAGTGTTCATGGCGCTTGTAGCGTAAATTATATAGATAACCAGGGAAATTTTGACAGCCAAAGCATATATCCAATGACTACAGAAAAGACGGTTACTACTTACGAAAAAACTACTAAGTATGTCGAGTGGGACATTAATAACTTTTACTATGCTTATCAGTCGTCTATACCTGTTAATACTTCTTCGTACTTTACTGATGTAACAAAGACAGTTGTCCAAAAAACAGCAGCTTATGGCTATACACCATTAGGGCAAGCTGATATAAGCAAGCGCAATGATCAGGGCATCGAAGCTCCCAAAAGTTATAGCAATATTCTGAATATGGTCGATGCTGGCACCGAAACTAGAATAACTTCAGGCAGAGAAGTTGGTCTGCAATCAAGGCCAGATTCCTCTACGCTTGTTGCTGCAACAACAAGTGATAATGGTGATCCCAACAATGGCTACAGCACCCCAAGCATGAGTCAAATTGAACTCGCACTTGGATCGGTGGCAGATACAGCTAATCGTGTAGAGTTTACTATGCCATATGCTCCAGATGATATATTTATTAAAATAGGCGTAGAGCCAAATCAAACCTATTCATCACTTAAAAGCGATGCCAGCTCCAAGGCAAATGCGTTCGGCAGAGTTCAAAATGAATTACTGCTTGGCAACAGGTATGGCATGAATATTCAAACATTGCCAGAATATATACCATTAAACCCGTTCTCTGGATTTGTCGTAGAGGCAGCAGGTTATCAAGTGGCATATCGAGTCAATGGATTAACTTGGACGATGGATGCGAATGGTGTCATCGTATCTACGGATGGATTGTTCAGAGGCGGTATTGGTGGCACCGGCAATGCATGGTTCCCAGTGGCCCCTGGTGTCGTGAATTTACCAACTACTTTGCCAACGTCTAATAGTGCTCCAGTCCAATACATTGGGTCTTTACCCAATGTAAATGTAGGCTAGGAGGTAAATAAGTTATGGCAGCACCAGTTTTCCAGGCCGTAGGAACGCAGTTTGCGGCAACTAACGCGACAACTGCTACGTGGCCAACGCACCAAACTGGTGACATCGGGGTTCTCGTTGTTGAAATTGACGGTCTAGGGACTGCAATTACTATAAGTGGTTGGACCAGTCAAACAAATGCAGGCGACAATACGGTAGGGAGTAAATTACAGGTTTTGTGGAAGCGGGCCGCCAGCGCCGCCGAACCTGCGGTATCTATACCCGATACCGGCGACCATCAAATTGGTGCTATTTTTACATTTAGGGGTTGCAGGGCTTCTGGTAATCCATTCTTTGGTACGCAAACTTCATCTTTAATACTTAGTAACGCTGGCTCCGTTACTTGGCCAACTCTTACTACAACAGAAAATGATCTTTTAGTGCTGCTAATTGCGACTAGAAATAATGATAATGCTAGTACTACTTTCTTTGGAGTAGCTCAACCTGGTACTGGCGCTGCTCTTACTGGTGTTGCAGAAGCAGGTGAAATAGGTGCCATTTCCGGTAATGGTGGTGGAGCTACTGTTCAGTACGGAACTTTAGCGCTTGCTGGTTCCACTGGAACCTATACTTCAACTGTTACGACGGGTGGTGTAGCTCACGTAATGGCCACTATGGCCCTGCTGGGTCCTGTTGGTGTTACTGGCGAAAAAGGCGCATTCAGCGTTGTCGGCAAAGATGCAACTTTCAAGAGAAGTTACAGTGTTTTAGCTGCAACTGGCAGTTATGCTATCGCGGGAAAGAATGCAAACCTCAAAAGGGGCTGGCTCGTATCGGCTGGAACGGGCTCATTCTTGGTCGCCGGAAAGAATGCAACTTTCAAGAAATCGTATTCACTGCTATCCAGTAAGGGTTCGTTCTTAGTTTCAGGAAACCCTGTTACTGTCAGGACAGTCAGGGCCCAGGCTGGCAGCTTTACCGTAGCCGGTAAAAATGCTAACTTCAAGAAAAATTCTGTATTTCCTGTTAGCGCTGGCAGCTTTAACGTAACAGGCAAGAATGCTTCATTCGTCAAGGGTAGGGCATTTATTGTTGGGCCTGGTTCGTATACAGTTAATGGCAAGAACGCCATACTTATTCGAACTATTGATCCTCAAAATAATTTAAACAATAACTTCCCAGATGCGCAACCTGGAGATGGCGTAGTTGATCAAAATACTGGAGATGTATGGATATATAATGGCACTTTATGGGTTAATTCTGGACCTAATCCTGGTACAACTATTGAAGCAAGCAGACGAATACCAGTCTATAACGAAACCTTGCTTTGCACATGTATAACTGGCATCAGTTTTGGTTCAAAAAGCCTTGCGTATAAACTAGATCTAGATCCTGTAATACTTGAACCATCTATAGTAACCACTAGTATTTCTGTATCGGTGTTGAATGCTGTATATACGCCACCGAACAGTGGCAGAATTACCTTATCTTACAATACGCCAAGTATCAGGAAAGGCACAGCGGTTTTTGGTAAATCTTACAGTATAGCTATAAATAGTTTTGCTCCAACCGTTGCAGCTTCTAGCGGTATTGGAGTGCCTGCTGCAAGTATAGCTATCAATGCTTTTGCCGGATCGATCGCATCTCAGACAAAAACAATAAGCATGCCGAGTGCCGTTGCTGTAAATATCACCACTGGAATACCTACGTTAATCAATATTAGTGATCCGTATTGGAGCAATGTTGTTTTATTGCTTAGAACGGAAGGTTCTTCATTTGCTACCAGTCCATCTGGTAGATATTTTGCTGATGCTGGACCATACAACCTGACAATAAGAACAACTGCAAAAGACTCGCTCGATTATACAAAACAAAACGTTCTTTATAGCAGTACGCGTGTTAAGTATGGTGCAAATTCTGCACTTTTCTGGGACGCAAGTTCGCTGTTGAAAATTGAAGCAAACTCTAATACTGTTATTGGTACAAGTCCATTTACGGTCGAGTTATGGATATATCTCACTTCTCTTGGTAGCACAAATCAAACAATTATCGGCGAAACAAGCCTAAGTAATGGTGGAGAGCTAGTAATATACTTCAACCAGACATTGATAGGTGTCGGGAAAGCTGATACAAGTGAAGGGTTTACCACTATTCATAATGGTTCTTTAACTGTAGGAGCCTGGCATCATCTAGCGGTTGTCAGGGATGCATCTAGCAATGCTTACGTTTTTCTGAATGGTATTCTTAAGTCTGGTCCAATCCAACTGCTATCAGATTTCTCTTCAGCAGAAGGAAACCAGGGTAAGTTAACAGTCATTGGTGGCGATGGAACTAATGGTGGTACACTTAGGGGCTTTGTGGAAGACCTCAGAATTACAAAAGCTGCAAGGTATACCAGTAACTTTACTGTGCCATCGGAGCAGTTTGAGGGTAAGGATATTACTCCTGTCGTTACAGAACCCAGTGATATACCATATTCTGCTGTCAAATTATTGATTCATGGATCTGGATCAATTGCAGATTCCAGCTCCAGCAGTACATCAATAACGGCAACTGGTGTCAGTATCAATACAACTATCCAAGATCCATTTGGCTTTACGTCGGGTGTACTAAGTTTTGGCGGTACCAGCAGCTATCTAATATTTGGCTCAAATGCTGGCCTAGTATTCGGTACTGATCCATTCTGTCTTGAATTCTGGGTTTATTTAACATCTGCATATTCAGCTAATATATTTGCTCCCTTTGCTAATAGTACTACAAATACTGGACTACCTAGTATTAGGATGTTCTGTGATTCAAACGGTTACGGCACTGAAACTATTTTTGACATATTAAAGACTTCGTACTGCCCAACGGTGCTGAATACATGGCATCACATCGCTTTCACCAGGGATTCGCTTGGTGAAGGCCGTGTATTTGTAGACGGCAAGCTGGTTGATTATCCGGAATTTCTAGCGAACTACTTGGCTGGATATTATTGGACTGGTAATGGTAAAACATCCTTTGACACACAAATCAACAGCATAAACAAACTTGCTGCCGGTGATCCCTATTACGATAACGTCGTATTAAGAGTTAACTTCGATAGATATAATCCAGCAAATGGAGTTTACTACGAAGATGAAGCTGATCCGGTTAGCCCTGTTTTGTGGACATATCAATTTGGCTCCGGTGTCATTAGTACGGCCGACAGTAAGTATGGTGGAGCATCTTATTATAATGGTGATTTGACCCTTTCTGGGGCAAAAGTACAAAGTAGTGCTTACTTCAATACTGGCGCAACCAGATTTAACCTTGGAGTTCAGTACGGTGGCGAGACAGCAGTCAAGCCGACGACAATAGAGGCATTTATAAAACCAACTGCCAATCCAATTTCTGATGGTCAATGGCTAGAGTACTGTGTTGTTGGTAGGGCTAGTGATTATAATCTACATGTATATCCAACTGCAAGCGGAGTTGGTAGTTACATCAGTGTATGGAACGATGCTAGCTTCTTCTATACTGGTGGCGCCAGTCCCGGACCGGCTGAAATCAAAATATATCCACCAGCGCCTGGTATTACCCTGAATCAATGGCATCATGTGGCCATTACAACCGACAGCAGCGGTAATATGTTCTTCTGGCTCAATGGCGCACAGGTCGGCTGGGTTGTTAAATCTTGGTCCATGGGTACTGGCGACAATAGCAGTACAGCCCCTGTTATTGAAATAGGCGGTATCCGTAGATCTAGTTTTGGAACACCCCTTAATTGCTTTAAGGGATACATCGATGGCGTCAGGATAACGAATGGCAAAATTGTCAGCGGAACCTGGACCCCTGGGGTAACAAGGTATGTTGGTGTAGCTGGACAGCAAACAGGCGGGACCTATACAATTCCTACATACGAGAGCATGTATTCTAACCTCGCCGGATCTTCTCCAGGCCTTAATGGATACATGTGTGAAGTCAGGGTAACTAAGGGATACGCCAGATATGTTGCTGATTTTGATGTGCCAAATGGAAGGTATCCGAATACAGAAAAGCTAGGTGTAATGGTATTAAAGACAATAAAAGTTACTGTATCGGCTATTACGCCCGAATATATTGGTTCCAGACCGGTGTTTGGATCGGTTCAGCATTATCAATCACTAAATGGTGAAAATATTACAATTACTTGGCCATCGGATGCCAGTACTTATGATGTCGGATTGCTCGTTATCGCATTGGAAGGAAATGCTGACACGGTCCCAACAATGCCGACTACAACCTATCCGGTATGGAATAGTGCTATTACTGGTGGGAAATTTTCAACTTCGCAAATTGCATCAATCAATAATGGCGCCGATAGCGATAGTTCTATTGTGGCTGCATGGTGGACTAAATTAACTGGCGGATATCCAACCGCCAATCCATCTTTTACAATATCTGGTTCTCCGTCAACCGCTACGCGTCTACCAATAGCTAACATATCTACTATTTACGGTTCTCCAAATACATTTGTATCCGTAAATGGAAGTGGTAATTTCTATACCGATGCTGCAAACCCATCAAATACTATATCGTTTCAAACTGATGTTAACAACAAAGCAACAGTATTTGGTTGTACATTAGATAAAAGTGCTGGAAACTGGTACGATTCGCTGCCGTCAAGCGCAACTGCTACTTTTACACTTAAATATGCACTATGCGATGCTGACGGATCTTTAAATAATGGATACGTTCAAGGCCCAATTGCTCCAATAAATACAGGTAATAATATTACTTTTACGGTGCAAATTGGTGTATATAACACTAGTACAAGCACATTTACTCCTGTATTTACAGGTCCCAGCTTAACTACTACTTTAACACTTTCTTGGACTCAGGTATCGTATCAAATTAATACAAGTTTACTGGTTCCATATGCATCAAGTCCTTACAGGCTTGCCATGGGAGTAAATGCAGCGGCCAGTGGCGGTAGTCCCAATAACAGGAGATCATTGGCAGTTTGCTATTATAATGCAACATGGCCGCTTGGTATTTCAAAGGTGGCTGCCAGCTTTGTTACAATCAAGAATACAAGCACTCATCCCAGTGGTGATCCATTTCAGCTTGCTATAGAAGATACCGCTACTAATATCACGGCAAGAAGTGGAAGCCAGAGAATATGTCCTGTTTATAGTACTGTAACGACGCCAACTAATACTTGCCAAAGCCCGGCTTCCTTTTCTGAACAAAAGGCGTGCGTAAATCTTGCATGTTTTATTACACCACTTGGATCAAACTCGGATATCTTTTCTAACGATGCCACATGCTCCAGCTTGACTGGTATAACAAAGACAACAGCAGGTGGTGTCAATGATGCGTCCAGCAATCTTGGCAGCACAATTCAGTTTGTGTACGGCAGTACGAATAAATTTGGCGATTTAGCTCCAATCACAATAACAAAGTCAGCCAGTACAAAATATATATCACTTAGCTGGGTCTTTGAGAACAATAAAACTGATGCGTATACGAACTATATTTATGCGAGAATTTCTGGCGCCGATGGTGAGCCACTTAACGAAACCTACTGGGCTGCGTACAAGACATTCCTGCTCAATCTTCTTGTATATAATGGGTGCAGTCTTGTTTATAATTTTGGTGGAGCAAAGTACTATTCATCATGCATGTTTGCTACTACCTGTGGAATAAAACTTATTGGTAGCACTCAATACTATATCACCAATAGCAGTCAAACATGGTATCAGAAAACTGAATTAACCGCAACCAACTTTGAAAATGATCAATACAGTAGAACAACTGGCTTAAGGGGAAGTCCTTCAAGGGGTTCATATATTGCAATGCCAAGCGCAGGCACGCATTGGTGGTTAATAAGTGATGTTACGCCAGCTACGACGATTACTACATACGCTCGCAGAGGCGAAATAATATACGGAAATAGCCCAAGTGGATACGCTCACACGGAATGGGCTATTGAGCAGGACGACTTGGGGTGGAGTTACACACCATGGGACTATAATGCTTCGACTGGAGGTATTGATGGATATCGATACAATAACTATGGTGTTGCTGGTCCCGGAACGGAATTCGTTGGATTTAGTGGCGCATATTTTAACAATCCTTATTACTGGTGGATCGAGGGCACATGGAATTCACTAACTAGCTCTGGGTTAAGTTCTTCGCTTACTGGTACTCCTTACCTGTTTGCCAGTCCAGGTACTACTGGGATGACAAACTTCTCAAATGCTAAGGTATTTTGTGGCGTACATGTATATATGAATAGCTCTAGCCAGGCTAGTGTGATCAAAAGCTATATGGATACATTTTACAATAGTGTAAAAGATTTACAGATATAATTAGGCAACCTAGGCACAGATCGTGCCTATTTCATATAAAACCAAGTAATGGCAGATCCCCAGCAAACATTAAACAATGCCTTTCCTGGAGCAGAAACTGGAGATGCCGTTGTTGACGAACTCACTAACGATGTATGGGTTTACGATGGCAGTTTATGGATAAATAATGGAGGAAATCCAGGCGAATATTTAGTAGATCCAACACCGATTCCGACACATAACGAAACATTGCTGGTTACATGTATAATGTCAACCGGCTTCAGTTCAAAAAGCCTAAATTATGGGCTTCAATTACTTTCTGAATTAAATCCAATATCGTTTGGTATTGGTCTGCAGGTCAGCCCAATATCTGTAAAGATAGATATGTCTGGCGAAACAAAAGAATTCGAGATTGTAGCAGATCATCCAGATGTCAGGACAGGAATAGCTGTATTTGTGCCATTAAATAAGGTAATAGCAGTAGTCGCAATACCGCCAGCGGATATCAAGGCTAGCGTACAAGTTCAAGCTGTTATCAGCATAGCAGTTAGCGC